GTCAAGGTTGCTCAGCACCGCGTCGAACCCCCGACTGATTGGGCTTGTGGAAGACGCCAGCGCGACAAACGCATTGGCTGCAGCCTCCAGCGATGGGGCGAGAGCCACAGTAATCCGGTTGCGCACCCCAGTGAAGACCTGCCCGATACTGACCAGCGCGAGTTCGGATCGACGCATCGCGGCGATGGCGTCGGTATCCAAAACAGCACCGAGCGCTTGAGCTTGCGCACCCAGACGGGTCATCTCCGCCCCGCCGTTTTGCAAAAGCGGGATCAGCCGCGTGGTATCAGATGCCATGGCCTCGAGATAGAAGGTCATCTCTTGTTGACTGACGCCTGCGCGCTCAAGGCTTGAGACATAGAGTTGAAGCGCCTCAGGCCCCGAGAGCCGGGCGAACTGATCCGCCGTCACCCCAACACGGGGCGCGATGTTCTCAAAAAAGTCTGCCATCGGACCGCCGCCCGTCTGCAGAAAGTCCCCCACACGGTCATTCACGTCCTTGAGGATATCGGCGAGCTTCTCTTGCTCGACCCCCACCGTGGCGGAGGCCGCCGACCAGCGCTGGAACAGCTCCGGTGCCGCATTTGCAACTTGTGACAGCTGATCAATCTCATTGGCGGCGATGATCGTCGAGCGGGTCATTGCAACAACAGCACCGGCCAAGGCGACCGCAGCAGCTGTCGCGGCAATCTTGGCGCGGCGCGCAAAAGCCGCCATGCGCGCATTGGCTTGATCCAGCTCCCGGCTCAGACGCCCGATGCCGCGTGACCCAGCCTCGCCAACACCTTCCAGCTCGGCGCGCACTTGTCGGCCGCCAGTCGCAGAGAGGCGGACGGATACCTGTTTGGTGGTCATAGAGTATGTCATCCTTGCAAATCTACGCTTTACGTCTTACGTTTAGATTATCGATGCGTTAAAAGTACAAACATGACCGAAACAGCAACACTTTCTTCAAAATTCCAAATATCGATTCCTAAGGCGATCCGTACTGCGCAACACTGGGAAGCGGGCCTAATCTTTGCGTTCATCCCAAAGGGGCAAGGCGTTCTGTTGGTTCCCGTTCCAGAGCGCGACGCCCTTAAGGGCATCGCAGCGGGGGCAAGAGCCTCAGATTATCGTGATCGCTCGGATCGGTACTGATGATCCTTGTTGATACCTCTGCCTGGATTGAATGGCTGATTGGTTCACCCATAGCAGACCGGATATCGGAGCATCTGCCAGGTCAGGATACCTGGTTGGTCCCGAGTATGGTGCAACTTGAGTTGGCTAAATGGCTAACGCGTGAAGTGGGAGAAGACAAAGCAGATCAGGCCATTGCCTTTACTCAGGTCTGTCAGGTTGTCCCTCTCGATACAGAGATTGCTTTGGCAGCGGCAGAGGCCTGCCGCACACATCGGCTGGCCACAGCTGACGCAGTTATTTTTGCAACAGCACAAGCACATGGTGCCGAGCTATTGACCTGTGATGCACATTTTGAAGGGCTGCCTTCCGTGCTCTATATTCCAAAAATTCAGTGAGCTTATGCCCTATCTAATCGCATGACCCTCAATCAAGGCTGTTGGCCTCTAAGCACATCTCGTCACTGATGTTACGCACCATCACCGCCTCAATTGGCGGCAACAGCTCCGCTGTGATCAGAGGCGAAAGTCCAAGAGCCGCCCCGAGATGGAGTGCCGCACCCATATCCCAGCCAAGGACAGCGCCACCGCTCATGCCACCAGCAACGCGTATCTGGCCACCAAGCCGCTGAACAAGATCCCAGACCTGCCAGCCCTCGAGTGTTAGCGGTTTGTGAAGGCTGCGTGGGCAGTCCGGACATACAGAAGAACATGCCGCGCAATAGTCACCGCCCCCGCCGAACTCCCAGTCGGCGAGAGCGGTCAGGCGTTTTTTTCCGCATCCAGAATGAGCGCGCCCGCGATGTATTTGGTCTGGAACGCCTCAAAGATCGGCCAGAGTTCCAGAAGCGCATCGATGCCTTCTGGGGTCAGTGGCATAGGTTTTCCGTCCTCGTCTCCGACGCCCTCCCAATCCTTTACGACGATGCGGGCCACAGCTTTGGCCACGATACGGGCGAGATCATCATTGGAGGCGCTGGTTTCCGCATCGCTTGCAGCGGCGATGATCGTCGGATCGCTCCGCGCGGCCAACATGATAGCTGTGGTGAGCGGCTCCACCAGCAGACGGACGCCGTGGCCGAGGTCGAGCCACCGCGGTTCCGTAGACAGGTTCAATCGTAGCATCAGTACTCCTTGCGGTTGTTGGTTAGGGTGACAGTGCACATCCGGCCTGCAATCGGATCGCTCGCCGCCTGCCAGTCAAAGGTGGCCTGTACACCCTGCGGGCCTGAGATCTCGATCCGCGGGCGTGGCAGATAAACAGCATGCGCTGTGACGGTCAGGCTCTCGCCCGTCGGCAGCATATAGGAAAACGCGAGCTCGCAAGCGTCTCCGTTGATCGCCTGCGTTACAAGCGTCTGATCGGCAAAGCGGACAACCACGTTGCCGGTGAGTGCGGCAATAGACGGGTCCGCGCCATCGATCTTGCCATCGGCCCGGATCGTCTCGATGCGATCTAGATTGTTGGCATAGGTCAGATCGGCAGAGACAACGTTGCCGATATTTGCCCCGTTCCGCGTGATCGCTCCGTTGAAATGCCCGAAGCGTTTCAGCGCGATCGTGGTTGGTGTGCCTACGGCGGTACTGGTGGCGACTTCCTCGCCCTGCGCCACGATGCTGGCTGTTGCGGTCAGCAGACCAGAGCGCGCCATCTGCCAATTGAGGCTGTCCACCATACAGCCGGAATACATCGCATAGCGCGGCACCTCTGGCATGCCGGTCTCGACCGAGAAGGATGGAAGCGCCCAGCTTCCAGAACGGAACTCGTGCGTGTATGGCGCCTCCGCGCCGGTGGTCGTGGGTGCCCCAAATACAGCCTTCAGCCAGAAGCCAAAGGCCTCAACATCAATCGGGATCACCACATTGCCATCCGCTGTCACCGCATCTTTGATTGGCGCCTGCGGATCGCGGCCATAGCCCAAGAGCTCTGAAGTTTGCAGGGGTTGCTCGGCCCCGAGCGATGTACTGGCGAAGGGCATCTTGGTGTAGCCGCTCGCAGGCGGCGTGCCATAAGTCGTCTCAAACGCAAACGCCATCTGCGCCCGCGCCCCTTGGGCTCGTGCCATAAACTGTCCTTTCTGCGGATGTGACCTTCAACGCAATTGTCTTGACGTTTTGTGATTTATTGATTGACTTAAGCTTGGGGGAAAAACCGATGTCTATTTTTGCAAAACAAAATGAAGCCAACAAACCTAAAACACTGGAAGTGATTGACGATGACCCATCAGGTAAACCGTCAAGACCACCACTACCGGGTGAGACGCCCGCTCCTGCGCGAGATAGGCGTCAAAAATCTGTTGTGCAAACAGACCTTGTGATCACAGGCAACCTTACCACAGCGGGTATTCTTGAGTTTTGCGGTCAAATCACCGGTGATCTTAGTGCCGATACTCTCTTTATAATGGAAGACGGGCACATAAACGGCAAAGTCAACACAAAGCACATCACAGTCAGCGGCACTCTCACCGGTAACTTGGTGGCTGAGGACGCAACGTTTAAAAGCAAAAGTGCGACCAAAGCAGATATCCAATGTGAACGCGTTTCTGTTGAAGCTGGCGCCATGATTGATGGCCATATGACGTGCCGGCCGAAACGCCTCAACCGAGATTAAAGAAATCATCGCATTATATAAAAAATCTGCTAGCCTTCACTTGCTAATGTCTGGGGGCAAGGAGCAGAGATCTAAACCATTGGGACTTGATTTTAAAAAACCAAAGGGCAGAAAAAACAGCCTCAAACCGTCAACGTTCATGATCTTTGTTATCGTGGGTCTCACCCTACTTGTTTTTATTTTAAATCTCCTGAGCAGCTATATCCCCGTCTAAACCAAATCGTGCATTTGACTTGTTCGTGCCTCGTCACCGAGGCAATCACAAAAGGCAGCTGCTTAAAGTCTTCCAATCAGAAAGTCATTCCAAGCTGTTGGCCGCTGTATAGTGTAGTACAACAACTACGATGGCAGCTTTTAGACTTGCGCCGCCCTCAACTGGAAGATCGACAGGCTCAGGCGCTTCAGGCTCGATCCAGTCGCAAAGCCCTCCAAGAGTTCGATCCACCGCAATCACGGCCCCGATTTGTCCGATTATAGCGTCAAGGAGAGCGTTTCGATCAGTCGATGATTGCACGATCACCTCGAGTTCGGCCTGATGTTGAAAGTGATAGGTCAACGGAGACAAGGTCACGCTTGGCTCTCCTGGATTTCCATCGCGCAGGATCATGAGCCCCGCCGGCGGAATGCGTTCCGGCAGAACTTCTCCGCGTAAAACAGCCACATGCGGGATCGTGCTAAGCAGACCCGTCAAAGCGCTTAGGATGGTTTCGCGGGTGGTGGGCATTGAGTTCTTCCCAAGGGATGGCTATGTCAATGAGCATACTGGCGGAGGTGATCGCTCCCGTTATAGGAGGACTGAGCATGAATACATCTGTAGTTACCGTTCGCGAAATTGTGGCGCAAAAATTTGATCTCAACGTGAATGAACTCTCCCATGAGACGTCTTTCATTCAAGATCTCGGCGCGAACAGCCTTGATAAAATTGAGCTGGTCATGCGTTTAGAAGAGGCGTTTGAGCTTGAAATTAAAGATGCAGAGTCTGAGGAAATCATAACTGTTGGTGACGCAGAGGCATTTGTTCAAAGAGCCTTGAGCGCTAAACGCTAAACCTTTCGAGCCAGTTTGCCACGATCAGCCCAGGTACCGCTGCCTGCACCCGATCAGCATCCCGCGCCAGATTGAGCCGCTTCGCTAGTTTCACCTGCGGCACCAAAAGAAAGATCGGAACTGTACTTCGTCCACGACCCGATTTTGAGCGAGACGCCACGCCCAGTCCGCGATTGTTGAGCCGGCCATCTGCCACCAGCAAGCTTGGACCGCTCCGCCGGTAGACAAACCGCAACCGCAGACCCCGCCGCCGCTCCCATTCGCCTGGGGTCAGCGCCTTGCCGCGCGCGCCCTTACCGGCTGCCGGCGTTGGGATAGCAAGCCAGAACCCGTCCTTTGAGCGGATCAATGGTCCGGTGTCGTGGGCCCCGATGATTTGGGGTGCATTCGACCAGACCAGAGCTGCGGCCTTCAAACTTTCCCCGGTTTTCGGATAGGTTTGGCTCCGGATCGAATTCGACAATCGCCGACCGAGGCCAGCTTGAGTGATCTGCCCGCGCCATGCGGTTTTCAAGTTCGTGCCCGCTGCACGCATCGCAGCGCTGACAGCCTTTTCCCCGGCTTTCACCTCGGCGGCCATCACGGCAATGAGGTCGGGTTTAATATCAAGGCCAAGTTTCATGCTGGGGTAAGCTCAATGGTCCAGACCAACCGCTCCCGGTCGCGTTGCGGCTCGCCCTGGATCAGGAAGGTTTCCTCGCCGATCAGGATCTGTTCCTGCGGCAGAGGGGCTGGAATATCCGCCACCCGGACATCGATCCGGGTGGTGTCTGAGAGAAGCCGAGCCGCGCCAAAGTCAGTGAGTTCATCCGGCCGCCGCAGGATGCCACGAACACAGGTGAATTGCCCCTCAACATCACGGTGCCAAATTTCAACCGAGAGATTGGCATCCCTAAACAAAACACCAAGCGCATCAGCGAATGCTGTCATCAGGTGCGCTTGGCCGAGCGCAGCACCTGTGGCCGGGTGCAAATCGGGAGTGGATTGCTCTCGATCTCCAGACGCACCCACTCATCCCGCTCCCGATCCGGAATCATACGGGCATAAAGCGGCAAGCCGATCGTATTGACTGTCTCAAAGGTGTCAGCCGGTGCGAAGTAGATCTCAAACAGGCCCTCGATCCCCTGTGGATAGAAAAACGCTTTGTCAGTTGGCACCCCAATGGTTGAAGTGCCACCATAACGGCGGAATGTGATACCGCCAAAGGTAAACTCATCCACCGCCCTGCCCCGCAACTCATTCGCAGCAGCCGTGTTGAGATAGGTCTCCCGGATCTCCTTATGCGCCACGAGATCAGCAAAGAACGCCGAGCCACACTCCGCCCGCAGTTGCACAGGCCCGACCGCAAGCCCGCCCAAGCTATCCTCAACACTTTCAATTAAAGCTTGGCAGCGCTTGCGCAGCGCCCCAGAAGCTGGCGACTGATTATCGAGATCAAAATCGATCTCCGCCACAGGCGTGATCCCAAATTCATTCGCGAAATTGATTACCACCGAGCCATCACGAGGATCTTTAACCAAGCCCTGAATACCGTTGAGAAGATGATACTCAAACGTTGCCTCTGCATCAGTGCGCAGGCGTCGCATGCGGCGTGCGATCTCGGCTTGGGCCTGCTGTGTCACGCTCTCAGAGCCAAACTCGCGAATACCTTGGATCTCGGATGCCCAAAGTACATCTTGCTTTTTGAACTGACGACACACGAAGGCCCGCACCTGCCGGCTTTCCGGCATCTGCTGATCATAGCCTCCGCCCCGTTCCGAAAACGGGATGAGCGACAAAGTGCCATCACGACTTTCAATCACGACCGTACGGGTGCGTACGCCGCGTTCTGCGAACAAATCGGAGCCAGAAAGAGTGGCAGGCTTGAAGGGAATGTTTTCGAGGGCGCGGGTGAGTTCTATGACGGAGAAGGCATCGCCTTCAAAGATATCCATGGTGGCCATATGCCAGCCTCCTTAATGTAATGGGTTTGGGGCTACGCCTCAGCGCAGAATGATGCCAATTGAGGCGAGCGCAGTTGTGGCGGCAGTGATCTGGGCTTCGGTTGCACCATCAGGCCAGACGAGGTCGTGGCGATTAGCGATGGCAGGGCCTCGGAGAAGGACAACCCCAGGGGCATCA